CCGGTCCCGTGGGCTCGGCCGTCGGCGCGGCCGCAGGCGCGACGCTAGGCGGTATCCTGGGCACTGAGCTGGGGCAGCAGTGGTATCAAAAAACCATGGTCGAGGCCCCTCTGGCAGCCGGAAAGCTGCCCTATGACCCGGACGATCCCACGGACTACCTGACGGCCCTCTCCGCCCGCGCAAAGGATACGGGCCGGGGACCGGAACAACGCCCGGACGCCTTCGATGACTACGGCGCGGCGCTGTTCGGCGGCACCACGTCCTTCCTGGACACCGGCGAAGGACTGGAAGAACGCCTGGCCACGCTGGCCGGCCGGGACGATGACCGCCGCGCCCAGGAGGAATGGAAGGCCGCGTTGCTGGAGGCCGCCCAAAACATGCGGGCCGCGCAGGAGCAGCCCGTCAAGGTGGAGCTGCACAGCACGCTGGAGCTGGACGGTGCCGTGCTGGCCCAGAGCCGCGAGGATATCATGATCCGCGAAGCCGCGCGCCGTTAGCGCAAACCCACGCCGCCGGGGAGGGGCGTTAGCATGGCATGGAATCTGACGTTGCAGGACGCCTCCTTCCGGGGCGTCACCTTTGAAGTGCAAAGCGTGGAAGACCGGGGCGAGAAGGCCCTGTGCGTCCATGAATACCCGTACCGCTCCGGGGCCGAGGTGGAGGACCTGGGCCGCAAGCCCCGCGTCATCCCCGTGACCGCCATTTTTTGGGGCGTGGCCTATGAGAGCAGGATCAAGGCGCTGGTGGCCGCCTTCGAGGAGGCCGGGCCGGGCGAGCTGATCCATCCCGTTTTCGGCAGCCTCACCGTGGCCGTGCGCCGCTGGCAGATACAGCACAGCGCGGAGCGGCACGACTACGCCACCGTGACCTTTGAGGCCGTGGAAGCCGTCACGGACAACCCTTTTTTCGGGGCCACCTCCAGCCGCAGCCTGGCCGAACAGGCGCTGGCGGATATTTCCTCCAGCCTGGACGAGGCCCTGGGCCTGTCGGAAAGTGAGCTGGGCAAGACCCTGGGCCAGTGGGCGGATACCGCCGCCAATATCAAGGCCCGCGTGGAGACGGAATTGCAAGGCGTGCTGGACGTACTGGATGCCGGGCGCAGTGTGGTGCGTTCCGTGCTGTCCTATGTGGACGTGCCCGCCGCCTTCGTGGCCGACGCGCAGGCCATCGTGCGCGGCCTGCAAGCCGACGCCGCCAGCGCCTCCTCGTCCGTGGTCTCCGCGTTCGGTGTCCTCTCCACGGCACTGCCGCTGTTGTCCCTCACGGCCCCGGAAGCCGTCAAAGCCTACGCCACCGGGGCCGGAGCCTATGGCCCCGCCTGGGTATCCGGCCCGCAGAGCGCCCTGTCGGGCAAGGCCGAGGCGCAGCTGGCCCTGCGCGTGCCCCGCCCCGCCGTGGCGACCATCCCGGTGCCGGAGGTGGGCAGCGCCCAGACGCCGCAGGGCGTGGCCGTCACCCATGTGACCCTGCTGGAGGCCCAGGCCACGGCACAGGCCGCCAGCGAGGCGCTCAAGGCCGATATGGCCTCCCCCGCACTGACGCCGGGCGAGATCGAAGGGCTTGCGGGCAATGTACGGGCACGGCTGGATGACGCCCTGCACTATACGGCGGCGGCCCTGCCCCAGGGCAGCGTGCATCCCGTCTGCGAGCGCCTGCGCACAGCGGCTCGGGCCATGCAGCAGCTGGCCGAGGCCGCCCTCAATGCCCGTCCGCCGCTGGCCATACGCACCGCCGGGCTGGCCTGTAATTTCCATTTGCTGGCCCACCGCCTCTACGGCGACTTCACCCGCGCGGACGAGCTGCGGCGCATCAATCCGCAAGTGCGCAATCCCAATTTTATCGACCCCAATCAGGAGCTGCTTGTTTATGTCCGCTGATACCGATGCCATCACCCTGGCCATCGCCGGGCATGAGCACAGGGACTGGGAACGCTACAGCATAGACAGCGACTTTTTCACGCCCGCCGATGCCTGGAGCCTGTCCCTGGGCATCCCGGCTACGGCCATCCCCGACTATGTAAAGCCCTGGGCCGAGGTGCAGGTGCGTCTGGGTACGGACGTGATCCTCACGGGCCGTGTGGACGCCGTGCGCCGCCGTCTGGCCAAGGGAGAACATCGCCTGGAACTGCACGGCAGGGACCGGGCGGGCGTCCTGCTGGACTGCTCCGCGCCCGTGCTGGCTCGGCGCGAGCTGACCCTGGCGGAGATATGCGCCACCTACCTGCGCCCCCTGGGCATCGACCGCATGGACGTACAGGGCGGGGACAGCCGGAAGAAGGTCACTGTGGAACCGGGCATGAGCGCCTGGGAAGCCCTGGAGCGGGCCGCCGAACTGGCGGGCCTGTGGCCGTGGTTCACGCCGGACGGTGTGCTGAAAGTGGCCGCCCCGGACTATGGCCGGGCCGTGGACGCTGAGCTGATCCTGGACACGACGGGCACCAAAAACAACGTGCAGGACCTGTCCCTGGAGGATAACTGCCAGCGCCGCTGGTCGGAGGTGACAGTGCTGGGCCAGGGCACGGGCGACGAACACGAGGGCGCACAGCCCGCCATCAAGGCCGCGGCCCGTGACGCTGAGGCGGGCTTTGCCCGGCCCCTGATCCGCGATGCCGCCCACCTGGAGACCACTGCCCAGGCGCAGGCCAGGGCCAACAAACTGCTTTCCGATTCCATCTTCGAGAGCTGGCAGGCCGTGGCCCGCGTGCGGGGCCATCGCACGGACAGCGGGGCGGTATGGGAGCCGGGCATGCATATCCGGCTCCTCTCCACGCCCCTGGGCCTGGACGTGGACACCATGCTGGCCCGGCGTACCCTGTCCTGTGACCGCCAGGGCGGCACCATCACCACCCTGTACCTGCGGCCCTGGGCGCTGTGGCTGCCGGATACGGCCCCCAAGGCCAGACGCAAGCACCACAAAAAGGGCGGCGACTGCTGCACCTGCGACCTCTGCGCCGGATAGACCACCATGAGCATCATCGAGATCGTCGAAAGCCGCATAGCCCGTGCCCTGCGCGGACTGCGCTTCCCCTACCGCGCCCGCCTCACGGCCCGCAATGACGCGCCGGGCCTGCAACTGGCGCAGGCCGATGCCCTGGCCGGGGAACAGGCCCAGGCCGTGGAGGTGCTGCAACAGTTCGGCTTTTCCAGCGGCGTGCCCGAAGGCAGCGACCTCATCGTGATCCCTCTGGGCGGGCGCACCTCCGCCAGCGTCATCATCGCCACGGAAAACGCGGCCTACCGCCTCAAGGTCGGGCCGGGGGAAGCGCGCATGTACAGCCAGGACGGCGCGTATATCCATATCAAACAGGGCCGCGTCATCGAGATCGACTGCGACGAGCTGGCCATCAACGTCAAAAACAACGCCCGGCTGACGGCGGGGCAGCAGGTGACGGTGGAAGCGGGCAGCGGCATCGTGCTGGATACCCCGCAAACCACGGTGACGGGCAACATGACCGCCACCGGCCAGCAGGGCGACCGCGTGGAGATGACGGCGGACATGACGCTACGCGGCAACATCACCCAGACCGGCAGCATCACCTCGTCCGGCGATCATACGGCGGGCGGCATCAGCCTCACCGGGCACACGCATACCGGTGTCCAGACGGGCGGCGGCTCTACCGGCAAGCCGCAGTAAGCACGGCACCCCAACCAAGGAAGGGTGGAAGCGCTGAACAGCTTCCACCTTTTTTTTGCGCCCATGCCCGCTAGTCTTTGAGGCATGGATACCTGGATAGACCCTGCCACCGGCGACTATACCGGCGCGCGCATCAGCCGCCTGGAAAATGCCGTCTACCTGCGCCTCATGACCCCGCTGGGCTCGTGGTGGGCCGACCCGTCCCTGGGCAGCCGCCTGCATGAACTGGCACGGGAAAAGGACGTGCCGCGCATTTCCCTACTGGCCCGCCAGTACGCGGAACAGGCCCTGCAGGGCCTGCTGGACGACGGCAGGGCGCGGGCCGTGGAAGTCAGCGCCGCGCAGCCGCATGACGGGCGCTGCCTGCTGCATGTGGTCGTCACCGACGCCACGGGCCAGCGCTACAGCTATGAGCATTTCGTCCCTGTGGGAGCCTGACCATGCCCTATACCATCCCCGACTTTGCCGCCATCCGGCAGCGCATGCTGCGCGATGCCGCCAATCTGGACCCCACGGCCCCGCAGGACAGGGACAGCGACCATTTCGCCCGCTCCAGCGCCACGGCCTCGGCGGTGTCCGGCCTGTATGACTTTCTGTCCTGGCAGGCCCGCCAGCTGCTGCCGGACACGGCGGACCCCGAATATCTGGAGCAGCACTGCGCCCTGCGCGGCATCACCCGCAAGCCCGCCACACGGGCCACGGGCACGCTCACCCTGACGGGCCGGGCCGGTGCCGTGGTGCCCGCAGGTACGCAGGCCAGGGACGTGTCCGGCGTGCTGTATCGCAGCACGGCCGGTGTGACGCTGTCCGGAGCGGCGGAGGCCGCCACGGCTGCCGCCCCCTGTGAGGCCGTGGACGCCGGGGCGTTGCCTGATCTGGATGGCGCGCCCGTGACCCTGCTGGCCGCGCCGTCCGGTGTACAGTCCGCCGCCCGCCTGACCTTGACCGGCGGCAGCGATGCCGAGGACGACGCCACCCTGCTGGCCCGGCTGCTGGACTACATGCGCAATCCGCCTTCCGGCGGCACAGCGGCGGATTACCGGCGCTGGGCGCGGGAGGTGCCCGGTGTGGCCGACGCCCAGGTCTACCCCCTGCGGCAGGGCGCGGGCACCGTGGATGTGGTCATCACCGGCCCGGACGGCATCCCCGGCGAGGACGTGGTGGCCGCCTGTCAGGCCCACATCGACGCCGAGCGGCCCGTGACGGCCCTGGCCACGGTCTACGCCCCTCTGGCCCTGCCCGTGGACATGACCCTCAAGCTGCGCGTGGCCGCTGCCGCTACCCTGGAGAGCCTGCGCCCTGACGTGCGGGCCGCTCTGGAAACGGAGATAGCGGCCCTGCGTCCCGGCGAGACCCTTGTGCTGTCCCGTTGCGCCGCCGCCGTGTCCGGTCTGGCTGGCGTGGCCGATGTGGTCATCACCGCCCCGGCCGCCAACGTGCAGCCCACTGACCTGCAATGGTGCCGTCTGGGCACCCTGACGCTGGAGGCCCTGTAATGCCGCACGCCGACCTGCTGGCGGCCCTGCTGCCGCCGGTCAGCTATGCCCCATCCGGGCTGCATCTGGCCGCCTCGCTGGCCATGGAAGGCCGGGAGCTGGATCGCGTGCAGGCCGATGCCGCCCATGCCGTGGGCGGGCTGCGGCCCTTCCTCTATCAGCAGTGGCTGGAGGATTACGAGCGCGTCTATGGCCTGCCCGGCCCCTGCGCCCTGGGCGGCCAGCTGTTGCAGGAGCGCCTGGCCCTGCTGGCCGTGGCCTTGCAGGAGCGCGGCGGCATCTCTCTGGCCTGGCTGCGCCGCTATGCGGCCCTGGCCGGATATGAGGCCAAGGTCACGGAATACCGGGAGTTCAAGGCGGGACACAGTGCCGCCGGGGATGCCCTGACCAATGGCGGCTGGTGCCATGCGTTTCTGGTGACGGCCCCCGGCGATGCCCCGCGCGAGTTCAAAGCCGGGCAATCCGTGGCGGGCGAGGCCCTGCGCACCTGGGGCGATCCCATTCTTGAATGCATCATCAACTGGCGCAAGCCCGCGCATACCGTGGGCCTTGTGGCCTACATCGAGGAATAGCCATGCATCGCATCGACACGGCCACGGCCACGCCGGACCACAAGTTCACCGAAGGCGATCCCGCCGTCCCCGTGGCGGCCACCACCGTTTCCGCCGAATGGCTCAATGCCGTGCAGGAGGAGCTGGTGGCGGTCATCACCGGGGCCGGGCTGGAGCTGAAAAAAAGCGACAATGGCCAGCTCTGGCAGGCCATCAGCCAGCTCATCACCAACGCCAAGCCCGGACTGGCCACCAAGGCCAAGCCCGGCCTCGTGCAGGTGGGCGGCGGGCTGAATATCACGCCGGAAGGGCTTCTCTCCGTCCTGGCGGCCAGCGTCACCCAGGCGGGCATCGTCCAGCTGGCGTCCGGCCTGTCCGATTCCACGACCACGGCCCCCACCTGCAAGGCCGTCAAGGACGCCATCGAGAGCAAGCTCGCCGCCGTCAATGTGCCTGTAGGCGGCATCCTGCCCTTTTCCGGCACCTTCGGCGGTGAAGGCAACCGCTTCCCCATCCCGCTGGGGGAAGATGCCCCGGACATGCACTGGTGCCTGTGCGACGGCACCACCACCAATGGCCTGCCCGTGCCCGACCTGCGCGGCCGCATGATTCGGGGCGCGTCGGATTCCGTGCCCGCTGGCTCCACTGGCGGCTCGGAGAAGCATTCGCACA